ATCAATTGACTCAAGCATGAATGAGTAAACTCCTAGGTCGTGCAAAGAGTCAATGGTGCCTTTGTTTACATCAGGCCAGTTCTGGGCATAACGAGTCATCTTTGCGACAATCATGTTAATAATCCCAAACCTGTTCCAATCTTCAACAGTCTTCAACTCAATGCCATCAGGGAACAAGACAGTCATAACTTGCCCATGCTGAAGATAATTGTCACCATATGATTGGTTGCGCTCTCTGAATGTTTCAAGAGCATCAGCAATGCAATCAGTTGGTGTTCTGTTCTTCAGTTTCTCGTTGCTCATATCCTTCTTGGCGACCTTCTTCAAGCCCAAGCTCTCTGCCTTGTTCAAAACCTTTTTCATAAAAATCCTCTGATTCACTTTGTTTATGATCAACCATGCGCTCGTAGCGTTCTGCCTTTTCTATGGCTTCTTCAAGATGGCCTCTGAGAGTTGCCCGCACATCAAATACACGAGCAACCTTCTCTCCATCAATCTCAATGTCATTCCCAATGATTCTTATGTTCATTTAAAAATCTCCTGGAGCAACTTGAAGGCAAGTCAAGCCTTCACCACGCCACATATCAACAACTGACTTTCTATCCTCAAGAACAAACCAAACATTTGAGTAATTAATCTTTTGCTCAAACAGCTTGCGCTTGCACTCAGCATCAGAAGAGTTGTCATCTTTTGGCCTCATAATTAGCCTGTCACAAGGAACATCATTCAGCTTCAACCACTCTTGAGTTGCAGGCCTGTTGTCATCACTCCGAGCAGTAATTATAACTATCTCGGTTTCTTCCCTGTCAAGTGCACGCAATATGTTGCAGATGTTTTCTATTGGCTTGTCGTCTTTCCCAGCTTTGTTGAAAGCATCATAATCACGCTCTTTGTAAAGTTTAATGCGGTGACTATAATCAGAGATCGTGCCGTCAAGATCAGCAATAACTATGCGCATGTCCATGATGGTGCCTCCGTATATTTGTATGTGCCGTTCTGAATGTGGCCGAGCTTTTCACCCAAGTAGTAGTTGCGGTATGATTGAACAGGATCATCACACTTGTACTCATCAGGCATGCCGAGGTGCGGTTGTGTGAATGCTTTCAATTTCACATTATCAGGCAGCTTGTTGAGAGCAGGTATCAATGCTGCATGGCTATGTTGAACAGGTTCTTTTTTCCTTGAGCCATACCGCTGATAGTATTCTTTTGCTAGCTCAGTCACCATAACCAGCAACCAGTTATAATTTGCAGCTGATTGCATGACCCATTTTGAGCATGGGTGGTTCTGATAGCCAAGGGGAAACATGCCAACCTCATCAGCATATGAATCCCCATCAAGCATCCTGTGTGCATTGCACAACATCAGGACTGACTCTGATATCATCTTATAAGAATGCACATCGCAATGCATCTGCGCAGCGACCACTGGGTCGTGATCTAAGTAAAATATATTCATCATTTGTTCCTTTCTCAATACGATTAGTATACTTTATTTAAGACCCAAACAAAAGCCTTTTTATGCGTTTCAAAAGAGAGTCTGCATCTTTGATTGCTTCATCAGCTTGAACATAAAGCTCTTCAAGTGTTTTGGAAATTTTATTATTGATGATGTATGAAACCTGATTGTATGTCAGCTTTTTCTCTGAAGCAATCTGCTTGTAAGTTTTTCCACCATCTTTCATAGAGTGAACACTTTTAATAAGTTTATTTGAATATTTAGCCATTCTTTCCTCCTGTTGGATTAAGAGCTTTGCCCATGGATGGTGCTGCCCACTCAGTTGGGGTCAAAAAAGGTTCTGCCCAAGGATGCACTTTAACAACCTCAGCAACCATAAGTTTGAACACGTTTTGATATTCACCTTGTGCTCTGGGTGACAAACGAGACTTAGCCATTTCACTCATAGTGCGCAAATTAAACTTGGCAACAATGTTGGTGTGAATGTTTGTTGGCAGGACGCCACGTGCATCTTCAGCTGGTATGCCTAACTCACGCAACTGTTGATAACGCATATTGATCAGCTCCATTGTCTGATCATAGATTAACTGTGCATGTTCATCAAATTTGATGCGATCAGGAGTGTAATATGTAAAACCCTCCATGTCTACGGTTCTTTGAGACTGCTGAGCATATGAAGCCTGACGAGTCCGCACAAACTGGTGAGTGAATCCTCGACTAACATCACGAACATCAAATGTGTAGTCGATAAACTCCCAAGACGATCTGATCGTTTTGAGCATGTAATCCAACTCAGCTTGCTTTTTCTCTTCGTCCCACTCAGATATTTTATTGTATGAATCATCTTCATTCATAAGACGAGTGTTTTTGGTAAACAGCAAAAGGTTCACCGCATCACTCGTGTAATTTACTAATTTGACTTTCATTGATTTTCTCCTTTCTGAGAATGCACCCATCTGGCATAGTCAGTGCCACCACGGATAAATTGTTCAACGACTTTTAAATCGTCAACAACATCATCAAGCAGGAGCTGTCGCCATGTTGCGAACCTCCCGACTGAATAAATATTATATTTGTTTGTCATCTGGAAAATGAATTCTTTGCGGATGCGATCATCAATGGGCATGATCTTGCCATATTCTTGCTCGGACTCTTTCATGTCATCAATCTTGTAAGACCTTATGCCAAAGTCTTCACTCAATACATCCATAGCATGAACACCTATGTTGGTGTCTGGCTTTTCAGTGAACTCAGATATGAGCGTATCACCTATGAGTGAAACCCTGTAGTGTTTTATTAATGGGTCTGGGTAGTAGATGGTTTGGCAAACTTGGCAATCAGGATCCATGATCTTGACTTTTTGAGTCCATATCTTTTGCTTTGGGAAATCAGGAATCTCACCCCAGCCAACAATCTTCATTAAGACAGGCATAGGCAAGGTTGATATAATTGGTCTGTGCGGTTCCCACTCACGCATTTCTTCAAGAGACCTGCGATCTAATTTGCGCTCATATTCAATTGAGCAGTTCTTGGCCATATCATTTATAAGATGCCATGGCGCGATATATCTGTCAACATCATCAAGATTGTTTATTGATCTGTCAAGGACAGAACCAGTAACTTTTTGAGAGTACATATTGCTCAGCATCAAGTTGGGTGTTGTAATTATTTCACCATCATGCTTGATAGCTTTTTTGACGCGAACTTTCCTGAATGGAACTGCAGTGGCAGTCTCTACTTTATCAGATCGGAAGCGGAGCAGGGCACCATGATTATTGGGCAAAGACTTCTGTGCCTCTTTTATCATCGGGTTAAAACTCCGCATCATATTTCCTGCTAGCAATCCTGCCAACCCTGCTCCGTAAATAATCATCCTTTATAGTTCCCTTTTGGTGCACATGTGACATCAACTACGACTGGCACATTCTTTTCGTTTATCATGCGTTGAGTGTAGAACATAACAGGACGCAGGTCAACTGAGTGACATTCTTCAATAGCATTAATGACCTCGGTGCGTGACAGTGCGTGAATGTTTTTGTCAACAATCAGCTCGGTGGTCGGTGTGCCGCTACAAGCTGACACACCCAACCCAACTAACAATACAAGATACCTCATACCAGCTCCACATGACCTTTTTCAATATCATAAGCCAAGTCATTAGGACGACCACCTTGAGCAATATATTCTTCATAGCTGACAGATCCACCAGCGTTAATTATAATGCCCATGGAGTTGAAGCCATGAGTGTTCTCACGACGAGGGTTTTTAACGACGCGATTCATAGTCAAGCATTCAATTGTTTTGCCAGCATACTTGCCACGAGGTTGCTTGGCATCAGCCTTGACGACCTTTGCGACATCCATGCCCATGTTCTCTCTGCTGAATGGCCTTTTCAGTTTATATGTCCTGACAACCTTTGGCTCTTCAACAGCCCCATCAAATGGTGTTGACTCAACGTGGATGTCTTGGGCTAATTTAAATAGGCGTGCTGCACCTGTGCGGGTGTCAGAGAATCTTTTAACAGCGACATCTGAACAGTTGTTGTAAACAGCGACGATGCCCCGATTGGTTGTGTTGCGGTTTTCAAGCAACTCATCAACAGAAGTAAACAGAACAACCTCGCCCATGCTGCGAGCAGCTTTCTCACTTTTGAAAGCACGGAGCTTATTCTTTTTATAGTCAATAGCAAATACAGTCATAATTTTATTCCTTTCTCAAAAGTCAAGAGACGCTCCCTTAACTCTCATTAGTATACTCTACTCTTTCATAAAAGAAAACACTTTTGTTTTCAATGATAACAATTACTTGCACGATTTTAAGAATTAAATTGCAAAATATCTGAGACCTTTTGGCTGAATTAAATAAAGATTCTCTTTGGCTCTGGTCAATGCAACGTACCAGACTCTGTTCTCTTCATCACCACCAAGGTTCTCCCAGCTTAACTTGCCCATGTCAGTGAGCAGAACTAGGTTGTCAGCTTCACCACCTTTTGATTGATGTATGGTTGAGATTGTTATTCTTGGTTTGTCTGAGAACTTTTCCCCATTGCGCATGCATGACCTGAGATATTCTCTTTCATCTGGGGCTATGCCTCTGAGCATCGTCATCCAATCATACTGACGTGCCGCATCAGGCAGACCCAAGTCCTCAACACCGTAGCTGTCTTGCTTTAAAAGATTGACTGTGAACCCAAAAAAGTTAATCAGGTTTTTTGCTTCATGTTGAGATATTTTTTTGCCTTTGCGTATGGTCTCCCAAGCTATGATTGCTCTGGTCTCTTCAGACTCAAGAGAGCTTTTTGCGTTCATTGAATATGCAAAGCCTTGTTGCCTGACAGCTTGCTTTAATCTGTACAAAAGATATTTACTCCGACTCAAAAGCATCCATGTACCTGTTATGCTGAAATCTATATCTTGCTCATTGGTTACATAATGAACATCACCTTCATCTTTTTTCGGTGCCCACTTTTTAGGATATCTGTTTTTTATACGAGAAGCGACGTCATTGGCTAATGCGTGTACTTTTCTTGGAATGCGATGGCTGTTCGGCAAAGTTGTCTTTTGGCCTTTAAGATTTAAGAACTTGTGAACGTCTGCCCCAGCCCAACCAAAGATCGCTTGATCGTCATCCCCAGCTATGTAAACTTCCCCAGCCAAACTCGCAGCCAAGATCGCCATTTTATATTGAGCTGATGAAAGATCTTGAGCCTCATCAAATATGCAAACATCAACAGGCAGCTGGCTGTTGTACTTTTCAAGCATGTCAGTGAAATCATAAAGCCCATGTTCTTTTTTGTAAGACAACAGTGCTGAGTTGTATTGCTTAACAGCATGCGCGTTAAGGTCATTGACATTGGTTATTGACATTTGCTGATCTATTGTTCTCAAGCCAACTCTGGCTAATGATTCAATCCTTGAGCACTTATCACCAAGCCCATCCCCAGTGTGAAGGCCAATGTTCTCATCATAGATGCCTCTGAACTCAATGCCCATGGCTTTGCCAAACTTGCGATAATGAGTGTTGGTCATAACTTCATCACGCTGCATCCCCAATTCTTTGAAGGCCAGAGAGTGAAGTGTTCTGAAAAAAGGAAAACGACTCTCTTCAAACCCAAATTGTGCCATGGCTCTTTCTTGAGCTTCATATGCAGCTTTACGAGTGAAAGCTAAGTATGCTATGCGCTCTGGTGGTATGCCTCTGGCTAGTGCTTCTTCAACTATGTTTAAAAGAGTTGTGGTTTTGCCTGTTCCTGGAGGTCCAAGTATAATCTGAACTTTTCTCATGATCCGATCAATGCTTCTATTTCTTCGTCAGTCATTGAATCCCAATCAGGCTCAACTTCATGCTTTGTGACTTTTGCAACTCTTGGTGTAAGAACTCTCTTGAGAGGCTTCCTTTTGCTTTTGTCAGGAGTTGTCCTTTTCCTGCTGACAGTTATGTGATCCAATAACAAAAAATGTTTAAGAGCACTGCCAATTAAATTAACTTTGTCTTCAATCTTTGCTAGGTCTTCTGTTTGTATTTCCAGAGTTCCGAATCGAGCTTCGCATTTTCTGCACTGCCTCCTCCTCCGGATTATATTGTCTTTTTCTAGATGCCTGCTGTCTACGACGTCCGACTTGTTGGAGCACTTTGGGCATAACATTTTTTGGTTCCTTTCTCAGTTGTCCATACCTTTATAAACTGTATTGCCGTTTTTAAGATATTCAAAATGATCAATCATCTTTTCAACATCTTTGAAAAAATCTTTTGGAACTGCGCAGTTTCTTAATATTCCTATTGTTCTGTCAACCATCTCATTGGCTTTGCCTGATGTCATGTTTTGCACTCTTTCATGACATGCAGTTTTTTGCCTTTGCTTATAATCATCGTGAGGTGAAACCATTTAAAATTCTTCTGTCACTGTTGAGGGGATTGGTAACTCATCATCATCCGAGTAATACTCAGGAGCTGGCACCGACCAAACTTTAACTGGTTTTGATTTAATGCGAAAGGTTTTTCTGTCACCACCAAGATTTCTCAGCCACGACCACACTTGGTGTTGGGATGGGTAGCGGAATCTTCTTGCCTCAAGATATATGAATAAATCTTCTGATCTGAAGTAAACTTTGCCCTCGTCAACATCATGCCATGGCTTGGCATTCATTATCTCATCTTTCTGGCGTGCTTGAACTTTGCCTGTTAAAAATGCATCAAGCGTCTTTTCAAACTGACCTTGTGGGCTTGCGTCATCAGGATCAATGATTACCTCAACAGACCCAAGCAATTCATTTATTCGTTGTTCCCATCTTTGAGATGGCATTGTGCTTGGGCACTTGTTCAGCTTCTCTACACAAATCTTTTGAAGCTGGCGTTGATCAAGCAACTGTTGAGTTGTCACTTCAATGCGCTCACCTTGCATCTCGATGTACCAGCGCACTGAGCTTCTGTTCTCAGTTTCATATTTGGTTATGGCATCAACCTCAATAGCCATGCCACCGCCAATACCACCAACGCCATACTCACGCTTCATACATTTACTTTTTTCACAGTAGTTGCATATTGGTGATTGCTTGCAGGTGTAGGCATATTCTTTTTTACTCACTGATTTTATGAGAGTGTTGACTTCCCCAGCTGGTAATGGCTCACTCAAGCTCTCGTAATTAAAGCGCATCAAATCTTCTTGCCAGTCATCAGGATTCTTCTTGCGATAATAAACGCCCACATTGAACAGAGAGATGTTCCTTCCACCTTCAGGGAAGCCCATAGTCATAATGTGCTGGAGGCAAGGTGGACCATCTTCAAATTGAGTTGTAAGTTCTGGGGTGAATTTTTCAAGCGCATCAAAGTTAGTCATCTTTTTATTTGCGAGCTTTATGAATCCTTCAAGATTAAGTTTCTTGCCATTGTGTATTGCATAGCGTTCAGTATCATCACCATCCCAATAACAAAGGTTTATCCAGTTGCCTCTGTCACGTTCATTGGCGCGAGATATCTGCTTGGGGAATATTTCAGCACCACCATAACCAAGTTGAGCTGCAAATTCATTCAGCTTTGAAACCATGTCGATAGCAGCAATAGCAGGTTCACAAAACAAATATAGATGAGCACCCCCAGACTTACTACGGCACATAACAAGAGGCGTGTCTTTAATTTTTGCTTCAAGCTCTTCGAGAGTCTCATTTAATTTTACCTCCCCACGGATGTCAACGTCAATGACGCCAAAGTTGCAAGAATTGTTTTCACGCAGCA